GGGTGAAGAAACGCTTGGCAGCACTGGCGGCCTGTCCAGCTTTCTCTCCAGCAGCTTTACCGCCTTCGAGCAGCAGCTCTCCAGATTGATTCCACCAGTCCTTCCATCGGCTCGCAACGCCTGTTGTGTAGTTAACACCCCACGAGTCGCTGAATCCTTCCCAGCCGCCGCCGTGTTTGCGCTTGGCTTGCTGCTGGCGGATGTACTCCTTGTAATCCTTGCCGATGTTCTCTTCGAACCATCCGCCCATACCTGATGCGACATCATGGGCACCACCGACAGCCGGTCCGATAAGCTCCATTGCACGGGCGCTCATCCTTGGGTTGTCGATCTCGTTCTGCATGCGGATCGTCCTGCCACGTTCAAACCGCTCTCGCGCTTCTTCGTGGACATTCACGGTGACCAGCTCTCCGTCAGCGTTCTTGACCAAGGCGTTGAGTCCGCCTTCAGGATTCGCAAGGTAGAACTCGCCGAACTTTCCGGCACCCGGGACGGGAACCATCCTGATCGACTCAGGGTCTGGGAGATCCAAGCCGTTTTCCGAGGCAACATGTTCAATGGTTGCCGGCTTTGCGACTTCGAACCGGGCCATTGTTTCGTCGGGGAGGCCTTCGTTGTTCAGCCAGTGCCCGTCGAAGAAGACATGATTGTCCTTGAAGTGGGACA